GAGGCAGCATATTTGTTAGCCGAATTAAACTCAAGAGCTTCGCAGACTGCACCGTCACAACATCCCCCACAAAACGGGAACGGCCAGCGCGCGATCTTCAATGCCTCTAAACCACAATCACTAGCAAGTGTCGGTGGTCAAGGGCAACTGAGTGCGGCTGACTATTACGCGAGCATGTCTGACAAAGACTTTATGGAAGTTGCGGGGAAGAATCTAGCGAATATCTAACCCCACAAGGTTGAGATATGCCTATAACCACGACCGCACAAGTACCCCCAGAGGTGCGCACGTACTTCGACCGGCTTCTGCTTACATTAGCAAGGCCATATTACATCTATGACATGTTCGGACAAAAGCGCACGATACCGCTAAACTCCGGCGATCAAATGGTGTTCAGACGCTACAGCACATTGACAGCTGCGACAGTGCCTATTCAAGATGGGACCACTCCTCCTGGCGATGCACTGAGCGTTACAGACTTTAGTACCCAAATTAAGTGGTACGGTAACTTTGTTGTTATTACAGACCAGGTTCAGTTTACAGTACAAGATAGAGTATTAAACGAATCAACTAGAGTTCTTTCGTTACAATTGGGGCTTACTATAGACACGCTAATCCGTAATATGATGGTGGCTACAGCAAGTTCTATCCTCTGTCAATACGGCATCAACGGCAATACCCCTACAGAGATAACCACTCAGGACATCAAAACTGCGGTGCGTGCTCTCCGGTTAGGTAATGCTCGCCTGATGACTAAACCTATCCCCGGTGAGAATCGCTTCGCGACAAGTCCGGTTCGTTCAAGCTACTGGGGCTTCATGGACGTCACAATCCAGAATGACCTCGAGGCATGCGCTGACTTCTTGTCGTGCGCTAACTACCCGAACCCAATGGATGCTCTCGAAGCTGAATGGGGTTCCACAAACAACGTAAGATGGCTACTGAGCACTAACGGTTACGCGTCCAGTGCAGATGTACCTGTGTGGAATAACATCATACTGGGTCAGGAATCCTACGGCGTAGTTAAGCTTGGTTCCAAAGAAGCTGAGTTTATCGTGAAGCCTCTAGGTTCTAGCGGCACATCTGATCCCCTCAACCAACGCGGTTCTGTGGGTTATAAGTACCCTTTCGCAACCAGACTATTGAACGACAACTGGATCACACGCCTATTGTCTACTCAACGGTTATAATAGGAGGATCTGAGCATGCAATATAGAACAGGAAAAATCATAAGCACGGGAGCGGCAACAACCTTAGCGTTAGGCTTTATCCCCGATGAGTTTGAGATCCTTAACTACACAAAGACCGTAGCAGGTGTGGGTGTGGTTGCTTCTCAGTGGATTAACGGCGTTGTACCTAGCGGGAATGCTTTAATCACAACTGCGTCCATTTCAACTTCATCCCAGGCACAGCTTAGCAACAAGACAAACCAATCAGTGGCGGTGGTAACAACTGCTGGTACTGGTGCGGTTACGTTCGATACCAATACAGTTTTAGGGTCGGGCTTCACTCATACAGTGGGCACAGCAGGTCTTACGGTTCTCGCTGCTGGTACCTATAAGTTTCTGTTTGACGTCTCGGGCACTGAGTCTAACCAATTCCAGATTTATGTTAACAATGCCGCAGTTCCAGGAACCACATTTGGGTCTGGCGCTGGCACTCAACAGAATACTGGCTTTGGGTACTTAACGCTAGCTGCCAATGATGTCGTTACGGTGGTCAATAGTTCCTCTGCGAGTTCTGTGACCCTTGCCGCTTCAACACCAATTGGCGGTACTAACGTAGATAACTCGAACGCGTCACTTTCGCTTTCGCTCGTTGCTGGTGGATCTAGTGGGCAAACGCTGTTAACAAGCAATGGTATTACCCCAGTGATCTTAGGCGCAGACTGGCAGAACACCAACTACGTTATCACAGGCATTACACAAGCTAATCCTGCTGTTATAACCGTAGCTTCTGTGACCCCAACAAACTCGCTGACCTTGGTAAACGGGATGACCTTCACTGTCTCGTCTGTTAAGGGCATGACGCAGCTAAATACGAACCGTTATGTTGTCGCTGGACTTTCTGGGACGACATTTAACGTTTATGACACCTTTGGTAACCCAGTGAACTCGACAGCCTTCGGGGCCTACGTATCTGGCGGTAACATGGACGTCATTTCGTATCCTCCTACAGGTCCTGTTCTGAATCCTGTTACAGGCCAGGTAATCACTCCAGGTTCTCCAGCAGGTCTTCAGTTGGATATCGGGTATGAGGGGCTTATCTTGGGCACAGGTGTTGTTGGTACAGCTGGGGACGTACTCTGGTGGGAAGCCGAATACATGACACCTACGGGCTGGTAAGCACATGACAGCGACATCGGGATTCCCTTTAGCTACGGTTTATCAGATCTCGAACATAACTAAATCGAATCCTGGTGTTGTAACCTTGACGTCGTTCACACTGCCCAACGGTTTATCAATAGCCTTAGGGCAGACAATAACGTTCTCAAGCGTCCAAGGAATGTATCAGATCAACAAGAACCGGTACATCGTTGGGAACGTAAACACAGGAGCCATGCAGTTCAGCTTATATGATATTCAAGGCAACTCTGTGGATACGAGCACTTTTAACACGTACACCTTCGGCGGGCAGATAGACATTACATCGTTTCCGGCAACAGCAAGGAATCCGCCAGGCCTAATGTACAACATGTAAAACCGATTTACTTTTAGGAACAATATGCTAGCAACACAAAGAAAACCAGAGAAGAAAGTACCCGTAGAGCAACTTAGAGAAGCGCACTTAGCCGGGCCAGCAGACGAACCCATTGAACAGGTATCCGCAGAAATGAAAGAGGATCAGATCGTAGTGGTCAAAGAAATCGCACCCTATGAGAGCATCGTATTCCGTAATCAGCGCGATCCTGGGCACCCTCTAGAGTTCCACTACGCAAGCAAGAATGTCCCGTTCAAGATGTACAAACTCATCGATGGGGAGACCTATAAGTTGCCCCGGGAAATCATCAAGAATCTAGAATCGTGCAGAGAGAACATCGAAAAGTATCGCCGAAACAAAGAAGGCATACCAGAGATTTACGTAGCCGGTTACAAGACGCACTTCGTATGTGAGAGGGCAGCATAATGGTATTCGCACCCGCAAGTTGGACCCTAGCATCTATAATCGATGAGTTCCGCAATATAGCTGGCGTTCCCGATACCACGATGCTTTCCGACCAGCAGTGTACAGATCTCATTAACTATTACTATCAATTCGTGTTGCCCAAGGAGCTTAAAATCTTCTGGGGCTACACCAATTACCAGTTTTTTTGCAAGCCTAATATCGACCAGTATCTCGCGCCTCAAGGTTTCCAGACTGTCAATCCTAGTGCTTACGCAGACGGGTTCCCAATAGAGTGGTATCTGGACCCGGATACTTTTTACCAAGACTGGCCACAGAAAGAACACAAGCTACTCATAACTACGGGCGACGGAATCACGAATGCTTTCCCTTTTAATATATATGGCTACCCGGTCTTACCAAGGAGCGTTTATGTCACAGATGGCACACAAGTCGTTCAAGACAACGGGACCGGAGGATTTAACCAAGTTTCTCCTATTGTTCCTGCTAGCCCTATCTCTGTACCAGGCACTATCGATTATCTAACCGGCGTAGTCTCTGGCTTAGCGTTTGTGTTGCCTCCAGCAGCGAATACGAAGATCGTGGTTACCTTTATTAACTACCAGCCGAAGAGACCACTAGCCATTTTATTCTTCAAGCAAGCGCTGCTGTTCGACTCTACGGTTGCGACGCTAAACGCTGCCAATATGTTTGTTCTGCGCCCTGTGCCTGACCAAGTTTACCTAATCAAGATGCAAGGTATCCAGATTCCGCCTTCGCTTATCAATATGTCCGATGTACCGTTCCGACCAGACTTAGGACCGCTCATCGCTTTAGGAGCTGCACTGCACAGATTCAAGCGGCTAAACCAATTCGATCAGTACCAGCAAGTTATGCCAGAGTACTTAAGGTTCAAGGATGTGTGTATGCAGGACACGTACGAAGAGTTGCTATACGAACGATCAATTTCAAAGTTTTAGGAGAGCAAATGACATATACCCCGAATACGCCACAAGGCAACCAACAGATCGCAGCCACTCAAATACCGATACTGAATAACTTCACGTACATAAACACTGCAATGAAGATAGATCACGCTTGGAACGGCAACGAGATCGGAGGCCAGGCGGATGGATCACACCAGAAGATTTCACTGCCCAATCAAGCCACGGATATCTCATCGCTTGGCACGGGCATAGCTTCGGTTATGTATTCTATAGGCGGGAATATCTTCTCTTATAATGGCACAAAGCGTCCTGTATCTGGGGTTAGCGGCACTGGAACCGTATTTATACAAAACTCGTTTACGACTGTGTTTATGATTCCAGCTGATTGTTTTGGACACGTTTTATTCTCTCAACCTGGAACTGGAAGCGCAACAGTGTTTACTTTTTTCTCTGTAGCTTCTGTAGTTTATATCTCGTATCTTTCATCTGCTGTTATAACTGGATTTACTACACTTAATTTGATAAACAACTCATTAAATCTTCAGGTTAACAGAGCTAATGGAGTAAATTACACGTCAACATACAAATACATTTACTGGCCAATATAATGGTAGACTATCAAAAGTTTCCTATTCAAAATTTTCGCACCGGATTTAACGAGTCAGTAGAACCGTGGCTGCTTCCTCGCGATTCCTATCAGCAAATGGTTAACTGTCACCTGTATCGTGGCGTGCTTGAAAAGATTGCCGGATACCGTTTGTTTGCGCATTTTACTGATAGAAACATTCAGTCTTTAGGCACTCCGGATGGCACCACGAAAACTTTTACGATCACATTATCCTCTTTACCGGTTACTTCTAACTTCTTCGCTTATGGAACTATCATTGTATCACCAGGCACAGCAGAGACCTTTAGCTATCAAAATGACGCCTCCTCTACTTTGATTAATCTAATCGGCAGCGCTGGAGGAACCGGAACCGTTAACATAGCAACTGGGGTAGTCGTTATTAACTTTAACACTGCACCACCACTTAGCCAGTTCAGCACTATCTTCTTTATCTGGGACAGTACGCCTTCAGTTCTAACAGCGATCATGGGCATTAAGCAGTACTACGAAAACACAGGTGGGCAGCAAGTCTTAGTTTTCGATGAAAAGCGCATGGGAAAGATCGTTAGTATATTCGGGATACTCGCAGCACAGGCAGGCGCCCTACAAGCTGTAAGTGAAGTGCCTCATGACTATTACCGATCAGCATTTTATACGGCTCCAGGGGGACCAGCCACAATAACAGGCACGTTCGCTCCAGGTCCATTCGTTCCAGGTACCATCATCATCAAGGAATACACACCTGCTGGCGTACTAGTGACTGATAATTCTAATCCTCCAATTCCGCACACAATCACAGACAACGGCCAAGGGCAGCTTTCCGGAACCAATGTCACAGCAGGAAGCATAAACTACTTCAGTGGCCGAGGCACTTTGACTTTTAGCAATACGACAACCGGAAACGTGTACGACTTCCAGGGAGCAATCTACGGGGACATTTTCACTGGCGATTTCACTAACTTCTTTAGCCTGACAAACTACCAGTACAGTGCCTTTTTCACTAATAACGTTGACCCCATCTTCTACTACGACGGAACAGCTATTCACTATCTCGACACAGACCTAACCGTCAAGCTAACCGTTGCATCCGGAGGTGTGCCTGTTTACGACATTACCCGGGCACTGCATGTCTTTACTTACCGGGAAAGGTTATTGCTGCTGAACGTAATCGTGGAAGGTTTAATGCAGCCTAACGGTGTCTGGTGGTCTACAGCTGGGGATCCATTTGACTTTACCAATGATGAGAATCTTCCCGCGCCTACAAGCGAAGCGATCAGGCTTTTCGGTTACATTAATACTGACCTGATCGTGCGGTTTGCCAATTCAGAGCGCGTATTCCGGTACACTGGGGACGCATTCTCTCCGTTCAGATGGGATAGCACAAACAATATATGGGCCTGTGACACTCAGTACAGCGCAATCAACTACGATTCCTGGTTCAGCTCTATAGGTAAGCCCGCGATTGTTGGTTCGGATGGAGTGAATGTGAAGAGGGTCGATGAGATCATACCGGACTTCACAGACCCGACAAGACTTGCGCAGCAGACTCCAGTACCGTTTATGAGCCAGACAAGCATAGGGCAATGTTATGGGGAAAGATTCGACGACGAGAAGGAAGGCTGGCTCTGCTACAACAGCTCACCGCAAGACCAGTCCGAGGTAACCGCATCCGATAATGTGCTGGCCTTTAACTATTTAGATCAGACCTACGCAGTTTATCAGTTTCCGTTCAGCTGTCTCGGTTTCGGCAAAATAGTAAACGTTCCCACTTGGTCTACTACCTTTACGACCTGGCAGGACATGGACGTGACCTGGGACAGCTACCTACAGCAGAGCAATGCACTTGTCGATCTAGCCGGCGATCAGTTCGATACGGTCTACGAGCTTAACACGGGCAATTCGCTAGGCGATGAGGTAACACCAGTCCTAATGAGCGTGGTCACGAAGAACTTCAACCCCTTTATCGAGGAAGGCGAACTGTGCCGCTTTGGTTATGTTGATCTGTTCGTCTCAGCTTACAACTCCACTACCTTGCGCGTGCAGTTCTACCTTAACGATGAGCTTTACGTGGATGGTTCAGGAAACCCAGCCGGATTCTACCAGGAAACAATTTTGAACTTTGCCACTACGGATTCCATGAGCTCTGCAAATCAAACCAAAGTCTGGAAACGGATCTATGTTGGCGCTACAGGTAAATCGCACACCATTCGACTGTATCAGAACATTGCAGACTTCGGTACCAGCATAGACCAGCCAGTTTTTGTGCATGCTATGGTGCTATACATGAAACCAGCAGGGAGGATATTTAACTAATGAAGTACGGTTTATACGAATACTTTCCAGATCCTGATGGCACACTCGACAAGGTGCTGATCTATGCATTCCCGACAAGGATGAGAGCCCTAAGCATTATGAACCTGATCAACAATACCGGGGAAGCGCTCCTGGGTATAGAGGAAATCAATGAAACTGCAACCTAACTTTAGCTGGCAGAAGTACGAAGGTGCCGAGGAAAACGAAAAGGAGCAGTTCCAATTCCAGCTTCAGTCCGAGCACATCCAAGTATCCAATTCAGTAAACGCCACCATAGACGACGAGAGCTACTTTTCCCGGGAACGAATGACCAGTTTTACGTGGATAGACGGGCAACCAATCTGGAAGAAGACGATATCCGGGGTAGTTGTTAGCACAGCCACTACACCTTATGCGCACGGAATCACGGGGATCAATATAGTGGTTCAGCTTACCGGAAACATGCAAGGCGAAGTGCCCCTGGCTACTTTTGCCGCTCCGATACCGTACATTGACCCGAATACTTTGTTGAATAGTGTTGGTCTGTACATGGACACAGCGAACATCTACCTGATCACTGGCAACGCAGACTGGGCCGGATACTTATTTAACGTAACCATTTATTACACGAAAGTGAGGACTTAACATGGCTAAAGCGAATTGGGGTGCAGGTGGTGCAGGAGCTCTTAGCGGTGCTGCTGCTGGTGCTGCTGCTGGTAGTGTGGTTCCCGTACTAGGAACTGCTGTGGGTGCTGTCGGTGGTGGTATTGTTGGTCTGTTAAGTGGCCTATTCGGCGGAGGAAGCAAAAAGAAAGACAAAGTAAAACAGGTATCCACATTGACTCCAGAGCAGCAAAACATGATGAAGCTAATAAACGAGGCCATCACAAAGGGTACCGGACCGCTAGCTGACGTATTTGGCGAGTTCAACGAGGAAAAGTTCAAGAAAGGTGTGTCAGATCCAGCGCTAAAGAACTTCCAAGAAAACATCCTCCCGCAGATCCAAGAAAAGTTCATCGCAGGAAATCAGGTAGCCGGTTCAGGTATGCGTCGCGGTCAGATCAAAGGCGCCACAGATCTGCAAAGTGATCTGGCTAAGCTTCTCTACCAAGCACAGGAACAGCAAAAGCAAAACAAAATCGCCGGTATCAATCAGCTTCAAGGCACAAGAGGTTTCGAGAATATCTACCAAAAAGGCGAACAAAATCCCTTAGCAGCTGCCGGGCAAGGAATACTATCCAACATAGGTGAAAAGGTCGGTTCCGCTGCGGTCGATCAGTTATTCAAACCTAAAGACACTCAGACTCCCGCACCTACAGCAACAGGCCAACCAGTAACGCAAGTTCAAACACAGGTAGGTTAACCATGGTACAAATCTTAGAAGCAGACAACTCCTGGGCAGATGCGGCGCGTAAGTTTGGTGGCGATCTTGTTCAGGGCTACGCTAACCGATCAGACGAACAAGCTATCCAGAAAAGTATCATGGCACTAGGCGACAAACCAACAGCCAGGCAGATACTAGATGCGCTAACCAATACGAAGACACACTCACCTCAAGCGAAACAGCAGGCACTAAAGAACTTTATGGGAGTAGCCGAATTCGAAGAAGCACAAGCCAAGAATGCGCAAGCCCAGAAGATAGCCCAAGAACAGAATAAAATAGCTGAGGAACGTAATCGGATAAATGAAGAGCTAGGAAAGGAAAGCAATACGATTAGCAGAATGGGTAAGCAATCAGAAGGGGACAGAGTTAAGTCTATAGATAACTTCATCTCTCAAGGTTTCGAGCAAGAAGAAGCTGAAGCGCTAACCAATCCGTACGTGCCTAATTCAGTTAAGCAAGGCATATCTAAGCGTGTAGAGGAAGAACTTGCGCGCGGTATACGTCAAAAACCAACACAGGTGCCCGCTGCTTCTCTAGAACAAGCGCAGCCTATCGAACCAAACCACAGACCAGAAGGACTCTATACAGGTGCCAATGCCGATGTTCCCGTTGAACCTATCCCAGAGCTAAAAGATGCCAGTACCGTGAATGTAGGTGAATCAGAAAAGAAAAACAAAGAAGAGATGAAGCAAATAGAGCGTGAGGTTCCCGGGAAAGATTTGTGGCCAGATTTACCACCACCACCGAATACCACAGCCGCTGAGAAGGAGAAATGGCGTGCTTCTAACCAAAAAGACAACAACAAAGCGCTCAAGGAAGCAAAGGTCAAAACTGTCGCGCACACGAATTCCCTAATCCGTTACGGTCGGTTAACTGCCCTAAACAACAGCGGAAAACTACCCGAAGGCATGGGAAGGCTTGTGCTTAACCCTCAAACTGGTGAGCCGTACGGTGTCGCTTCTTTACTGGGAGTAGTCAACAAGGAAACACAAGACTTTGTTAAGACTATGAACGACTTCCTTATAGATGCCAAGTCCTATTTCGGTTCTCGTGTTACCAATTTTGACGTGCAGGCCTTTAAATCTAGACTACCCACATTGCTGAATACTGAAGATGGTCGCCGCTTGATAGTTGAGCAGATGAAGTTAATGGAAGAGCTTCAGATAGTGCATGATAAAGGTTTAGAAGATGGGTTGAAGCATTACAGTAGAAACGCAAGCTATTCCGATATCCAAAGAGTGGTAGACGATAAAACTATCCTACAGGAAAAGGCAATCATAAACAAAATCGATAACCTAGATCAAGCGACTAACTATATGGATGTAATGGCAAAGAATCCTAAATACAAAGATACAAAGCTATTTCAGAATCCAGATACAGGCAAGTTCAAAGCATTCAGACCCGGTGAAATTAAAAACGCCAGAGCTAAAGGATGGATCGAATGGTAGGATTTCAGGATGATTTCGATAGCATGGGTTTAGATATAGAAGAGGAAAGCAAGCAACAAGACGACGAATTCGAGTCTATGGGCCTGGACATTGAACAAGACTACACTCAGCAGCAGAATCAGGAACAAAACAAGCCTGGACTACTCGAGACTGCCGGCGATATCTTCACTCAAGCAGGACGCGGTGCCCTTAAATACTTCACGTGGCCAGCTGATGTTCTAAAACTGAGCATGATAGGTGAAAGTCTTTCCGGTTTAGATGAGCTAGAGGAGTTATCGCAGCGTGAAGGTAAACCATTCGATCGTGATGCTTATGTCCGTAAAGTTTTTGAGGCTGCCGAATTTGTACCAACACAGGAACTAGCCGAGAAAGGTTTCGAAAACTTAACTGGCCTATCGCTACAACCTAAAACGGGAGCAGGCAAAGCGATTAAGCAAGCAAGTGAAGTAGCCGTGTTTACTCCTGGCGGACTAGCGAAGAAAGCACTTCGTGGCGGTTTAGCTGCCGGAACTACTCAAGCCCTAAAGCATGCTGGTGTCCCCGAAGGTGCAGCTGAACTTGCCGGTGATGTTGCTGGCCTGTCCCCTGCCGCTTTACAGAAGACTCCCCGAAAGCTAGCCCCGAAGGTTGCCGAATACGAAAAGGTAGCGCGTAAGAATGCATTGCCCTTTCTACAGTACATGACTAAAGAGCGTCTCCCATTCCTTAAGGGCAAGATCAGTGCTAATGCTGAAAAGAACATACAAAACAACCTGCAAATGTCTAGCGAAAAGGCAATGGATAAGATCTTAACTGGTGAGATTCCGTTCAAAAAGTACCAAGATAAAGGTGGTGATCTAGACCTATTAGCCGAGAAAGCCTACACCCGAGCAGAGAGAAAGGCTAAGGCACATAACAAGCCTCTTGCCACGAATGAAATGGTTAGCAATATCGATAAAGAGATTAGCCGCATAGAGAATCTTGCCCCTTCTCCTACAGACGCACAGAGATCCGCAATGCAGTTACTAGAGAGAGAGCGAGACATCATGAAGGTCAGCAATCCGACACCCGAGCAGCTAATCGCACAGCATAAAAACTACAACGCAGACATGAAGTCCATCTATAAGAAACCCGAATTCAGTGGCAAAGAAGACCAGATCCGCAAGACATACGAGTTCCTAAAGGGTCAGCTAATCAACACCATGGAACGTCAGGGCGCTAAAGATGTAACCGATTCGTTCAAGCTTGCCAATAAAGTCTACCACCAAAAAGCGCTTATCGATCAGTCCCAAAACATTCTAGGCAAAGCATTTGTAGGTGACAAGTACGATGCTAAAGCACTTAACCGGGTACTACGATCCAAAGAGGGAAACTTTCTCCGGCGTAATATTGGTGACGCAGCAGTTAAAGAGATCGAGGACATCGCTAAGTTCGGTCAGCAGGCACAGGAGCGCATAACCAAATTCGTAGACCTGCGCGATCCGACTATAGCTAATGCCGTGCGATCCTGGGGACAACTTGGCTGGGCTGTATTCATGCCTCATCATCTATCTACTGCCGCACTCAGCTTTGGTAGACCCGTAGCTAAACGTATTCAGGGTTCATTGCTAACCAGGCCAGCGACGCGTGAAGCATACAAGGTAACCTTAAAACACGCTTCGGAAGGCGCATTTAACTTGCTGAAGAAAGATTTTGCTAACCTAGAGAAGCAGGTCGGGAAGGACTTCGGAAGCGTAGACAACTTTATAGACGCAATGATGGACGACCTTGAAATAGAAGGCGAAGAATAACAAAACAATTAGGAGGTCCTATGGGCATGTTCACAAATCCACTCGGTTACGCAGGCTATCCCCCTGGAGTAACCGGTACACCTACAACACAACCAAGCGAAGTCAGAGCTGCCACTGCGGCCGAGGTAACTGCTGGTGTCCTTGATAACTGTTACGTATCCCCGGCAACTGCGAGTTCCCTGGATGCTGGCATATTCGCTGCCCCTCCCGCTTTAGGCAATACCACACCTAATTCGGTTGCAGCGACGACACTATCCTCTACAGGAAACATGAGCTCGGCCACTGCGGTTACTGCGACTCTCGTTAACCTGGCAAACGCGGCCAATACAGGTGCGCTTGTCACGAACATAAACAGTGGTCTGTCCGGTGCTAACTCAACAGTGAACCTCCTCTCGGGTAACGGCACTGCTGGAACACAGACACTGAACGTATTAACAGGTACGCGCGCTGGGGTATCCAATATCGGTACCGGTGCAGCTGCTCATACGCTGAATCTGCTTAGTTCGACTGGCCTTCTCGGAACATTCGGGGCTACTGCTGTGGTTCAACAAACTCAGCCGGCAATCGTTAATAGTGTGTCCTCTAGTGGTACAGCAAATACTATCTCTGACTTCACAAGCTTAACGGTTTATGCTACGGATGCTGCTGCTATTCACGGTGACATCTACCAGCTAGCTAATGCGCTTAAGAACGTTATTGCTATCCTAAGACTCTACGGATTAATGAAATAAGGAGGCACTATGGCGCAAGCACTATTCGATACAATAAGGACTAAAGCGGGAACCGGGGGGGTGATTCTGTCCACGTATACCACGATTGGCGGAACACTGACCCATCCCGTGCGCGCCTTCTGTATCATAAACAACACTAACGGAGATCTGTTCTTTAGCCTAGATGGGGTTAACGATCAGCTATTCGTTCCTGCTAACTTCTTTAGGCTCTACGACGTGTCTACTAATGCGCCTCCTGTAAAGAATCTGGACAGCCTATTGATTGGGATAGGCGTCCAGTTCTACGTACGCTACAGTACTGTGCCTTCGAGCGGTGCGGTCTATATCGAAACCATTTATGCCAAGGGGGAGTAGATGAGCCAAGCAGGTAGCATAGCATCTGGGGTTCAAGGCGACGGATCGCTTGTTCTTCTTAATAAACAGACGGCTAGCGGTTCTGCGAATATTGCATTCACTTCGCTGATATCTGCTAGCTATTCTTCTTATGTTGTGAGGATAACGAATGTCTTGCCTTCCACCAATAACGTGTCCCTATTAATGACTTGGAGCACAAACAATGGTGGATCCTACATAGCTTCAGGTTATGGATGGACACAAGCTTTTCAAACAACTTTTGGCTTCGATAATAATGACAACAACGGGGACACATCACTAACTATATACGAAAATGCTCCTAATAATGCAGGTCAAGGATCTAACGGTATCATTAATCTATATAGCATGAATGATGCCGTTAACTTTCCAAATTACAGCACATTGATTTCCGGATACATAAATGGTGGTCCTGCGTGCAATGCTATCTACGGTTCTGGTGCCATCTATTCTGCTAATCAGATTAACGCACTAAACTTCGCCATGTCCTTAGGGAATATAGCCTCTGGATCTTTTACACTTTACGGATTAATGGAGGCATAATGAGTCAATCAGGAATAATCAGCGTCTCGGCAGCAGCAGGGATTGTCGACTCCGTTACAGGGATTAACGGGGTCGTTGCTTCTCCTACAACCGGGAACGTCGTGGTGCAACTCGCTAATCGTGTCGAGGGAACCACAATAACCTCGGATGGTGCAGGGCAAACCCAAACCGTGTACACAATCCCCTTAGGTTCGACTCCGGGTACTTACGTATTCTCTAATCAGATTGTGGTATTCGATGTAACTGACTCTCTGGGTGCAGGTTACGTTTCCTATACGAATGCACGAACTACTGGAACTGCCGCGTCACTTATAGGGTCGTCTTTGGTTCTAGAATCTGAAGAGGGAATATTGAGTGGTTTAGTTGTTAATGGAGTTGTTGATCCAGTTGGGAATACGTTCTCTATAGAGGTCACGGGAATAGCAACAAAAACAATCCACTATAGAGCAGTTACCACATACATTTTCGTAAGTTAAGGAGACAATATGCCAGGATTTAAGGACTCAATATCCAATACGCAGAACCTAGTATTTGCTGATAATGCCGACTTCTCTGGAGCAGCAGTTCCCGTAGAAGCCAATGGACTGAATACCGATGGCCAGATCTGGTTAGGACAAACAACTCCTCCTGTGGGACATTCTCACGTGCAGGTTATGACGCTAACCGAAGGCACTGGAATAGGCATTGCGTACGATTTCACTGCTAAGACTGCTACTGTTTCGAATACTGGAGCAACCGGAACAGTCACTAGCGTATCCGGAACAGCAAATCAAGTGGCCGTTGCTAATGGAACGACTGCCCCTGTGGTCTCTTTAATTGGCCCTTATACACCCTCAACTTATGCATCTAACGGTATTCTGTACGGAGCTGCTACAAGTTCAATAGCTGCAACCACTTCAGTAAATAATGGGGTTCTAATCACTTCATCTTCTGGCGTCCCCTCGTTACTTGCTGACGGTACTACTGGCCAAGTTCTAACAGCAACGACAGGATCCCCGCCAACATGGGCAGCACCAGCTACAAGTGGGACAGTAACAGCAGTATCGGTCAACACACTTAACGGTTTCGCGGGAACATCTTCAGGAGGGGCAACACCAGCACTTACGCTAACCACTAGTCAGACAGGCATACTCAGCGGAAATGGCACAGCAGTAACCGGAACAGCTATAACTAATCACGGGGTACTTACCGCAGGCGCATCCAACATTGTTAGTACAGTAGCGCCAGGAACTAATGGGAATGTGCTAACCTCTAACGGAACAGATTGGGCAAGCACAGCTCCTGTATCAGGCAGTTTAATTCTTATTCAGACACAGGTACCCACGACAGCCTCTAGTGTGCCATTTACCACAGGAATAGTAACAACCTATAAAAAATACCTATTGCTTATAAACAGCCTAATTGCAAGCACGGGTAATCCAAGTCTTCAAATGCTTGTATCAACAAATGGAGGTAGTTCGTATATTACTAGTAGTTATTCTTCAGGAGTTAATTCATCTGTATACAATAGTGCCACAATAACTAACCTATCATCAACGACTTTTGCACATTTAGGAACTCCAGTGTCAGTTACAGCTTATAATGCAACTATATGGCTGGAATCTCTAGACGGACCTAATGTGTTTTATTATCATGGCACCTGTTCGTGGTTCGATGGGACTAATATCCGATTTGGCTATTTAGGTGGGAGTCAGGCTTCGACAAGCGTTAATGCGTTTACACTGCAATTGAGTGCTGGAACTATATCTGCTTTGGGAATATCTTTATATGGTCTGAAGCCTTAGTCATCTGGGTCGTCAATCTCAAACTGGATACCGCAACTGCATTCTGAACTGTGCCAGGCAGCTATTTCATACAAGTGTCCGTCAAGTAAAAGCAGAACGTCACCCGAGTCAGTATAAATCAACTCACAAGGGTGCCGTTCCACGGGGATGTGTGCCAACAGGTCTGAGGACAGCACGCTAGATAACAAGATAAGAGAAATAACCAAGAACTTCATAACACTCCATTTTAGGAACACTATGCCACTCAAATCAGGGAAAAGCAAGAAAATAGTATCCGCAAACATCAAGACTGAAGTGCAAGCCGGTAAGCCTCAGAAACAAGCCGTAGCGATTGCCCTATCCAAAGCCGGTAAGTCACGTAAAAAGTAAACTGGCGCTCCAAAGTCTACAGCAGTGCTCACGCATGTGTATCCTGGTTTCGGTTGCGCCTTACCGTTAAGCTAATCGTGGCCGGTACTTCTTCGCGAACTGTTCCAGCTCAGTGATGTAATCCGGGTGCCGTTTCCATTCGTGGGCATTGGCACTTCTAGCGACTGCATCCGATTTTGCCTCGTGCAGGTCGTCTATGTCCATTAGAAATGTGCGCATCAATTTTGCTTCTTTAACTTCTCTCTCGCGTTTTCGCTCCACTGTGTCCGCTCCCTTGCAAACTTTTCGTCAATCTTCACTTCACGTTGGCTGTCTTTCTTGGCTGCGCCAGTTTCACGCTTAGCTCTTTCCTTCGCTCCTTTACCCTCTTCCTTGGCTAGTGTCGCGAACAGTTTCTCCCGCTTGGCTACCTTTTTCAGGTTCTTGGTATCTTCCATATTGTGCTTCCATGATTTCTATTATTTTCATTCTTCTTATATTGAGAGCGGTTACTAATTCATTAGCGGTCATGTTTGGTTTTAAGCTCATTTTTCGCTCTTAGTTTTAACTTCTCTGGTCTTAACTCCCGGATTCCACTTTTTATAAGCTTCACAGAAATCATCGAACCTGGTAATCGCATCACGCTTGACATCCTCGACATGTTTTTTAAGAACCGCTGAACTGTGCGATAAAAACTGATTCACGCGCTCTTTATCCTTTTCTGACCACATACTAACCAGAGAATCGAATTCTTGGCACCTAGCAGGCTCGTACACAGCGTTAGCATCATCATCTGGGTCTTCCCCTGTCTCTAGCGCTAAACTCTTAAGGCAAGCCACTTTAAAGGCATACGATATGGATTTTCCCGGTCCTTTGTCGCCTGGGTCCACTCCATAGCCGAAGCAATCCACAGAAATAAAATCGTTAGGCTCATCCGCATTTGTGAAAACTACGCGTACATCAGCTATTGTGCGGTTCCCTTCCTGAGAGTGTGCGGTGACTGTAGGGATAGCAGTGACGCCGTATTTTACTAGATAGGGATGTATCTTCGCTGTAACCTGATCATGGCTAGCGTACCTGTACTGGCCGTTAACCGATTTGGGTCCCTTTTGTATGTAGTCCAGCTCTGACATTATCCCCAATAGACGCTGGTGTATGTTCTTTGGCTTTGCTATCGGACTTTCCATCTTGCTTTCCTTTGTTGAAGTATTTCCAGCAGGTTAGCGCGCACTCAAACACGTAAAACTGCTCGGTTAAGTCTTTAATTATTTGTACCTTAGGTTGCTTTCCGTCTCTATCCAAGTAAACAAGAACTGCGCCGATTACCGTGATATTGTGCTGGGCCAGAAGCTCTTTGTATGCCGCCATCTGTAGTGGGAAAGTTTTCTGTGGAGTTTTACCGGTCTTAATGTCCACGAGATAGATCTGCCCTGAAGTATCTTCGATCACAAAATCAACCTGACCGGAGTACTCTAGCCAACCGTGTACATAGCGCTTTTCGATTACGTTAAACTTGTCCACATTATCCAGCGACCAGAGCTTGAACGAGTCCACATAACCTCTTAATTCTGGGTCTATCATGCTTTCAGGAATCCACTCGCCCTTCGCTATTGCTGCGCAAATGGCATGCACACTTGTCCCGCGAGCAGCAGCGCCATCGAGTACCTTAGCCGGAATGTGGTCGAAGTTTGTGAAGGGTTTTAGGACCTCAGTGACTCTAGGAAAGTCCATATGCCTCCCATATTTTGCATAGAACAAATACTAACGTAAACAGTGCCGTTATACACCCGAAAAATGTTAGAAATATTAGCAAAAAGCTCGCGCAACCTGCCCAAATTTCCTTAAAAGTTTCTCTATATTGGTTATCCATGTTACCTGTGAAGTTAAAAATTGAACTTAACAGCAAAGCGAATATCTGGCAACATCTTCTTGTGTAGAATTGTGGTAACTATTATTTTCGATGTTTTTAGGAGGTGATATGGCTCGTCTAAAGTCTCTGGAAGATAATCAGGTGGTTTCCGCGCGCATAGAAACGTCAATGTACAACATGCTCGTGGATATAGCGGCACTGGAAGCGTTAAATAGCGGTAGGGTGGTAACTGTGCAAGAACTGATCAGGAACGCTCTCAACTATGTCTATAAGGATAATGAAAGGTTGCGGGAGTGCTTTAAACGCAGCAGGAGCCACATAACGAAAAGATTTCAGTAATTTCTTGAACTCAATTCGTAAAACTTGTAGGTTAGGAAAGAAAAACGAGAGCCTCTGTCAAGACCCTCGTAGGATTAGGTACTTTTGATTGGGGTCTTTCAAGTTCCCTAGTGTTACAATTGCGCTATCACACTATCAGAAGTATCTAATTAATCCAAGCTAAACCTTATAAGAAAGTGAAAATGGCTAAGGATTCCGGTACTTCTGTGCACTTTGATCGTGAAAACTTCGAGTTCGTTGGCCTAGATGAGTCTAAGCTAAAGCAACTTAAGTCTTCCTATTTCAATACTGATGTCGACGCAGAGCTAAAGAAGATGAAATTCTGGTTACAGTCCCCTAAAGGCAAATCCGTTAAGGGCACTATATCCTTCATCGCAAATTGGCTCTCTAAAGCGCTTCCCTCTAAAACCGCACACATAGAAGCACCTGAATCCGATACGCCACTTCAGCCTTACCTAGACGAATACCTTAAGGATCTATGGAAGAATCGGGAACACATCATACATCTCAATCGTCGGAGCTAGAAGCATTTTTACAGTTCGGTACCGCAACGCATCCTACACCGGATTGTATAACTGCCCTAACAGACTTGCCCAGGGAATACCGTGCCGAAATCAATAAAGGCTACTCAACCGGTTGGGCTTGCCTAGATCGCTACCTACAGGGTTTGCGGCCTGGGGAACTGACCGTGATAACCGCAGACACTGGAGCCGGCAAGACCACGTTTTGTACTCAGTTAATGGTAAACTGCGCAATGCAAGGCATACCAGTCTGGATCAACTCGTGGGAAATGAAACCAGAAACCACAATGCGTAAACTGGCCTCGATAATTCTACGCCGGCCAATGAAAATGTGCAACTTCAATGACCACGAGAATGAGCAGTTCGATGAATGGGCTAGCCGGTATAAGGTCTACATCAACCCGAATACGATAGGTACCGACATCAACTCCCTGGCCAATCAACTGGTTACTGCTCGAAAACTGGGTATACGAATCGTAATGCTGGATCACCTCGATTACCTGGTTAACTCTAAAAAGGACAAACTGCACGAGGCTATAGATGAAACCGTTAAGCGACTCCACGAACTTGCCTTCGCCCTTGAGATGCACCTACTGCTCATCTGCCATCCCCGACAAACATCCACAGGAACCGAAGAGGTTGGATTGCATTCACTTAAGGGGTCATCATCTATTAAACAATACGCAGATAACGTTATCGTACTACACAGATGCGCAAGGACAGACAGTTCAGCAGATCCAAATAAGGTCAAAATAAGAATCGCCAAAAACCGTATGTTCGGCACTGAGGGTACAGCCTACCTTTTCTACGAACCTATATGGGACGGCTACACGGAGCTTCATAAATGAAATTTCACCGGATACTTTTATGTGCAAATGGATTTAGTCGAGAAGAATCTATAAAATGCAAAGAGGCGCCCCTTCATCTTTATATAGTCAGGGATTATCCGTTTTTAAATCCAATTCCGTTTAATGATGGACCTATAAATGTGACGGACAAGAAATTTAGGCTTACTCAATGTTTTTACGCTTTAGGAAGAAACATAGCTCTATACAAGGAAGAAATATGAAAAAGAAAAAAAATAGCGAAATGGACTACTTTGAAGAGAAATTCGGTATCCTTGAAGTTGAGCATCCAAAGAATCCGGGTACCCTGTTAGATATCCGGGATAAAATCGGGCACATCAAAGATCTAATCCAAGTTTGTGGCGAAGCGCTTATATACTCCTCTCTGAATGACATAAAACGCTTAGTAGTCGATACGCTTTATTTTCAGGTCCAATCACAACTTAACCAAGTATCCGAGGAGCTAAAATGCCACAAGTAGAAATAGGCCAGTATCGCGAGGTCAACAAAGGCGCGTGGAAGGCCACATTTACGTTGCTAATACATCCCGAGGGACTTTCCATTATAGATTGCCGGTATTTCGTTGCTGGGGAACGTCGCTGGATTAGTTTCCCGCAAAAGCAAAAGTACAACAAGGATGCCGCAGCTAAACCCGAATACTTCCCGTATGTGCGCTTTTTAAACAAGGAATACGAAAAAAACCTGCAAACTTCAGTCCTACAAGCATTAAAATCAGTTTCTCCCGAGGCACCCAATGTCAAAGCGCAAAGTTACCAAAATAGTCAGCAAACGTATCCGGTACAAGATAACGCATCCTTTGATTTCTCCGACATGCCATTTTGATTCTTGGATGGTTCTCTGTGAATACGTAATGGAAGTTGCCGAAAAAGAAGCAATGAAAAGGTTGGCTGAGACTCTCGATAACCTAATGTGCGATATAGCCGATGAGATTATAGAAACCGCCAAAGAAATAGAGGGGCCAGAATGGGACTCAAGTCAATCATAAAGCGACAAAAGATACTAAACGCCTGCGCGGATGACGAAATGACGTTGCCGGGTGAGCCTTTGATCTATTCCATTAAGTATCAGGTCGGGCGCCGCGCTACACCGTTAAACTTCTTTCGCGATCTAAAGTGGCGTTCCATGCTCAAGTGCCAGTTCCCCTACTACTACAAGACGCACATTCCCGTTGTGGTGCTGGTTAAGTTTTACGTTTCTCCGCCTTCTTATATCCAAGTATCCGCCAAGCAACTTAAATCCGAAAAGGTTCCCGCGGTGCATTCCTTTGAAGTGGCCGATTACGGTTTATCTTTCCTGGAAATGCTCCAAAAAGTGCTATTCAACTGCTATCGCCAAGTGGTAAAAATCGATATCGAGAAGTTTTATAGCGCTAATCCCCGAACAACTTTTAAATACATGAATTGGACTACCTATGTCAACTTGCAAGCTAAACATACCCGTGACGCCAAAGCCCAAGCAATCCATACGTCTGGGGAACGGCCATGCCTACAACCCAAGTGCGCGGGGAATGGAACTAACCCGGAAACTTGTCAAGAAAGCGCTAGGGCCACTGAAATACCCGCTATTCTCAGGGCCCTTGTCTGTGATAGTGAAGTTCCTGATGCCAGCACCTCACAGCCTAAAAGAATACAAGCGCCAGGCACTAAACCAGTATCCGCACATAAAGCGACCAGACGGGGACAACCTCGAAAAGTACCTGAATGACGCGCTAACCGGTGTGCTATGGACAGATGACGCCAGAATCTTCGCTATAACTCGCCTGAAAGAGTATACCAGCGAAAAGGAGGGCCGCACTGAAATATTCGTCCGGGAACACTGCCATGGTGAAGTTGACTATCAGCGCATACTAGACGATATAATAGAAAACCTAAAAAGCGAACCTACATGCCCATTACAGACATAAACGAGATCCATCCCTCAGTATACGTTGTTCTGGGCATAGACGCGAACGAGCATGATCAAGTCCTGTCCGTTTGCGTCTCTTTTCAGCGTGCCACAAGGTTCCTAACGGAAATGCGAGTAGGTGAACAGTTTTACGATTTATGGATCGAGAAACATGAGGTCATTTAAGTTTCCAGAGAACTACCATTAAATCGTGGCCTTTTTCAGCATTAATCCAGTCCTCATAGCGCACGCATTCTAGTTCTTTTCCTAAGTTTCTGCGCGGATCTTTAGTACCTTCGGGCGGCTCAAATACCATGGTTTCAAAATATTGGCTATTGGGGAATCCGTGCGGGACACCCAACCAGACAGTAGAAACGAAATACTGGCCTACCATTTCTTGTTTAACGATTTTGTACTCTGGATCCCTCAATAAAACCTCTAATTCGTCGCACTCGATTTGCCGGCCAAACTTGTCTCTATACGGTGTAACTTCCCAATTTATTTCTTGTTTACCTGATCTGCGCATTTCCCTTTCGCGGTAGTTTTCTAGTACTTCTTTTATCATGCTATTCTACCTTTTTCGCTTTTTTATTTGTGCCAGATGAAAAATAACCAATGCATGCTTGCTATAGCTATAAGTTTCACCACATCCAAAGTTTTAAGTGTTTCTATTTCTTCCATATTATTCACCTTTAGCTAATTCAGTAGGCATTATATTTTTCATGATTAACACCGTTTTGATTATAGCCATATCCTTTTCGACTTCGGAGAATCGGCGGTCTATCTCATTAAACCGCGTATTCATCCAGGCCGTGCACGTTACGATAGAAGCTATAACCATGAGCGCGTCACTATGTTTTTTTAACCAGTCCATTTTCACCTCTTTTTCCTTAATTTATCCACTTCTACTTTAATACATGCCGCAATGACAGCTAAAACATAGTATCCAAATATAATTAAAACACAATACAGTATTTCCATTATTCATTCCTCGGGTGAAATTGCTTAAACATCTCTTGCATCTTGTTACTACTCAAATGCGTATATCTTTGCGTACTAGCTATCGAGCTATGCCCTAGCACTTCTTGTATCAAGCGCAAATCAGCCCCGGCATCCAATAGGTGTGTAGCGCATGCGTGCCTAAGTGTATGTGTGGTAACCTGATAAACGCCGGCTTTTCGAGCGTATTGACCAACTAGCTTGCAGAGAAGTTGCCGGTTCAGCGCCTTTCCCATGATAGTTTGAAAAAGTATCCCCGGTTCACTTCCTCGGTATTCGGTCACATACAGCGCAATAGCCCGGCCAGCACTTTCGGTCATTGGCACTGTTCTAGTCTTTCCACGTTTCCCGCAAGCTACATGTATCCCGTTAACTTGACAGTCGCACAGTTTCAGGTCGCACAATTCGGTGGCCCGCAAACCGCTTGAATATAGCAGCTCGAGAATCGCGCGATCCCGTAAACCAGATTCCGTTAAGCTATTCGGCGCATTAAGTATCCGGGCCACTTCTTGCGTAGTCGGGATACTTGGGGCTACCATATTAGAACGGGGCGCAACTATGTCAATACACAAATCACATAGAAGGGCCTTAGAGCGCCTCAAATAGTTAGACCAGCACCTGATAGCCATATAGTAGCGATTCAGGCTAGAAGGGGCCTTTCCGTTAGTTTTAGAGTATGCCAGATAACTTATGATGTGTTCCGGCTTCAAATATTGCAGCCGGGTCACATTTTTACTGGTCAGAAACTCCATAAACCGGGCAATATCGTATTCATAGGCCGATACTGTTAACCGGCTTTTGCTTAGAGATATTTCGGCCACAAAACTATTCAGGGATTGCAGCATCCATGGTAAAACTTTTGGGGCTTGTTTCATCGAGTAGCCACCTTTGCTTTGAAGGTAAGCGCTGTAAGTATCTTATGTATCTTGTTAAGCCCTCTGTTTTTGTAATCCCGGTATCTATGCAGAGTTTTGCGAAAAAGTTGTAGTCCTCGGTTTGCACTGCCAAGTTTAGTGACTTTTGCCCTTTTTTGTTTGTTGCCATTTTCCAGCCTTGCTATTTTTGTTTGTATTTGCTTTAGGACTATATCGGCCACTACACCTTTACGGCCACTTTTTTGTAGCCGGGCCAGTATAGCGTATTCGGAGTCGATTTGCGCTTGTAACATAAGGGATCCTGTATTTGCAGGCAACCAGATTAACAGCTCCGATTGCCCAAGTGTTTTAGTTAGAGTCGATTAAGTAGTGTTCACCTTTACGGCCATAGCACTGATTCGTATATTCGGGGCCGTCTTTAGCGATGATCATTTTAGCACAACGGTCACATAGTCCGTAGCCTGTATCTTGATTCCACCATTGCCGGGCATACGTTTCTTGTCCACAACATGCGCAATCTAACCATTTAAGTCTTGCAGTTTTAATAGTGTGATTTAGGGGCATATATCCTTCCTTTTTTAGGGTTTATCACCGGGTACCATAACTGATACCCGGGGGAAACTCTAAACCCAATCAATATACATGGTTTTCTTGTCTGCTATTATATACAGGCTCGATACATTGCTATAGCAGATTGCGTAGACCCGGTATAGCTTGCCATTATGCCTGACCTTGTATCGTGTAGTTAGCTTGCGTCCATAACCTGATTGTGTTTGCTGTAATCCGGCCTTTTGCCACGCCAACTCATCTATTATCACGTCAATTGGGTTTATCGATATTGACATTAGCTTTACTGCTGTATCGTAATCCATTTTTGCACCTAATCCGAGAAGTTGTTTATGTAATCTGTGTAGGTCCTTTGTATATCGCTAACCAAATACCGGGCCGTTAGCAGGTCATTTGTGTTGTATTGGCGCTTCTCGTGATCGGTAGCCAAGTTATCCGTTATCTTTTGGTTGAATGCCTGATAAACGAATTCGCATGCCGCGCTTAGTAGTTTTGCTTGATCTAAATTCATATGGACTCCTTGTTTTAGTTTTCATGGCCGGCCAGATTACACACCTGACCGGACTAGAAGCTAAAAGCTAATCTCTGTTATCCCATTTTCTCCACCCAAAGCGCTTACGGCCTGAAGTATCTCTGTATTCGTAAAAGTCGCGCCTACCTACTGGGATTGTGTGTTCAGCGCAACTCATGCACTTAGATAACGCGAAACTGGCGCCCTCATAAGTTGCTTGCTTAGACGCTTTCCTTTTAGCCGCAATGTCAGAGATAGCGTTAAATCTAAATCTGTATCCATTCGCAAAGTCTATTATATATTCATTCATTTCTATTCTCCTTGGTTTTAGTTTTCATTCCCGCCCCCCATAAACCGAGAAGCGGGCTAGAAGCTAAACGTATCTGCCATGAGTCAAGTCGAATACTTTGTGTTGATATCCGCCTACCTTGTTGTCTAGTCTGTCACACTTATGCCGGGCCCGCTTTGCACACTTATGAGTACCGACTACTTGCACCGGGGCATTGATCGGATAGCCGGGCCGATAGTGTATCTGATAAATCGTATCCATAATCACCTTAAGTTAAGGGCCCTTGCGAGCCCGGATTGTTATAGAGCGTGACATTGCTTGACTCATTGTGCACTCTCTCTGTACCTAGTTGCTTGCTTGCCCGTTTAGCTACTCCGTTAAACTTGACTCGCTTGTTATGTGTCTAACTATACAGCAATACAGCAATCTGGGTCAAGTAGGAAAGATTATTTGAATTGAAATTGTGAGTCTGATACTGTAGGGCAAGGACTTAGGAACAAAACTTGACAAGGGGAATCATATGACAAGGGGCAAGAAAGAAAGCGCTAAAGAGCGGATCGAAAGGTACAATACTGATCCGGGCGCACGAAAGAGGCTATGCGCTGAACTGTGTAAGCATTTAGAGCAAGGCTATTCAGTGGAGAGTTTTAGCGGCGTATCAACCCGGATCCTTAAAACTTACTTAGAACTATATAAGGATGAGTTTCCCCGGGAAGATATTGAGGAAGCAATGCAAGTCGGCCGGGACACGTGGGAACAAATTGGTAAACGTCAAGCTAATGGGCAATGTCTGGGCAACTCAAGGTCTTGGTACCTCAACATGTCTAACCGCTACAATTGGACAGACAAACAGCAGATCGAAGTAGACGGCAAGCAGGCGGTTTCAGTCAGCATTGTTAACTACTCAAGCGCAAAGCCCTCTGTTAAGTGTGTGGGGGGGGATACAACATAATCGCAATTATGAGTACTGGGTATTTGGGCCACTTAAGCGCTCGAGTACCCGGGGCCTCATAACACCGACTAGCTAGCTTATAAGCGCAAAGGGTTAGCGATCAACGACTTGCGGAAAGCTTCGAGGTTTGACAAGTAAAATCTTTAGTATGCGGGGGGTCTGACCCCATACAGGCCGTGAGTATCCAGTGTCAGGACCACACCAAAAATTTTCCAGAATATAGGACTATTACAACATCACAATACCTTCTTCCAGTACAATGCAGTGGCGGGAGTGTGGCGAACGATTTACGAAACCAAAAATTTTTCCAAATATAGAGTCTTTTTTCATCAATCTAGCATACGTGCCTTCCTTATCCAGTAATGTGGCGGGAGTGTGGCGTGATAAGTCAGACAAAACAAATCTTGACAAGTTCTTCCTTATCCAGTAATGTGGCGGGAGTGTGGCTTAACCCGGGAGATAGCATGCAATTTGTACCAGAATTCCTTACAAAATCGCAGACTCAACGTGGCTTTACGATAATGGTAGCAGAGATCATTCCTATTCTACAGAGATTTAGCGACACAGGAGAGATCTAGTGGCAACAATCCGGAAACGCCAATTCAAAGAAGCTTACCTCTACGAAGTCCAAATCCGGCGTAAGGGTGTGCCCCAGCTAACCATATCGTTCAGTTCACTAGAGCAGGCGAAACAATGGGTGCAGGACAACGAATTCGAATACATCAAGGCAGACAAGCCTATTAGAGTACAGATCGAGCAAACCAGATTAACAAGAAATAGAGGAAGGGAAGAATGTCGGACGAACAGCGAATAGGCATGTGCAAGTTTCATAAGTACAACACAGCATCATGGGCGCCTCAAATACTAAAAAAGGTAGAGTTCACATGTGATGATCTGCGGGAGAATATCGATAAGTGGAAAAGCGAATTTGATAGTGGGATGATAAAAAGAAAATCATTTGAAAAGCAGCAAGACAGAGCTTACCGGGAATACTGCGAAGGATTAGACAGAGCGCTAGAGAAATGCAAATGCAAGGAAACAAAATGAATGAGGATAAAGAAAAGTTTATTGAGAAGATGAGAAAAATGCAGGACGAAATTGGTGAGGTTATATATAAGGAAATCGACCCCCGTGTTATTCTTTCATCATTAAGTTATCACATTATAAATATATGCCTATACAATACTAATTCTAGTGCCGCTATTGATAATGTGACCAGTGCAATAAGAGAAGGATACGAAATTGCAATTAAATTAGGTAAGAGAAATGAATAAAGAAGATAAAAAAAAAGATTTCGTTAAGAGGTGCAATAACCTAGCAGCAAGACTTACCCTAATTAGGCAGTTAACCGAGTCAAGTAGCCGCGTTTGGGTTTCCACTTTAGGTGTTATACTGTGCGAGATCTGTAAAAATCAAGATAGACCGAAAGCCGCATTTGATGAGTTCGTTTCAGGCATACAGGAAACATGGGAGAAGTTAGATGGATAAGCTATACAGTGTAGAAGAGGCCGCAAATCTTAGAAAAGTATCCCGACAAGCGCTGTACTTAGCTATAAAGGCCGGCAAACTGCGCACTGTAAAGGAAAACAGGCATATGAAGATACCGCACAGCGAACTTCTCGAGTACAACAAGCACCTCTATTCACGGATGCGCTCCAAGTTCGAGGGAAAGCTTGTGTTTGACGAGTCTGAAGGGTTCATTTCCGTAGTCAAAGCGGCAGAACTAACCGGTATCAATGCCCAGAAGATCTATTACGCTATTCGGAGTGGCAAATTACGTGCTAGGACCACAAAATGCGCTTGGGTTATACATATCGATGACCTCATAAAGTACGAGAAAAAGCACATAAATCCTCAACTTATCGAAGAAAAAGCATAAGTTTCGCGAATTTCAAAAAACAACTTGTCAATTATCACCATTTTCAGCATTCTAGGCCTTCAAGTCAAAAAGGAGGCCAACATGAAGATAGAATTTGAAATCCTGGAATCAGATATAGCCGACCGTAATGTCCTTATAGGTATGCGAGCGGATGTAGAAATCCAAATCAGCAGACTTTCCCAGTATGGTAGGAATACACTTTTCGACGAGCTAAATGCCCTGCGCGGTAAGATCGAGTGGTGTGAGAATGTGTGGCTAAGAGCTCAAAAGGAACGCGCCATAAACCTGCTCAGTCAAGCACTCAACATTAAGAGATACGAACACGGTGACGAGGAGTGGCGAGATGACTAGAATCGAAGTTTCCGTTCACAAAGATTACTTCCCCGGAGCGCATTGGGTCACAACAAAGGAGTGGGACGATGACGAGTTCGAAGATAACCACACGTTTTTCAGAACCACCAAAGATCAAAATGACGTTCTCACACGATCTCCTAACCAAATATGCTAAGAAGGAGTGGGATAATGACGAGTTCGAAGGAACCTATACAGGGATTAAAAGCTGTCCCGGGCACTCTGGGTTACCGATTCTGGAAGAAAATGACTCAAGAGGATATAGATGACAGAAAACAACGATACTTTAGTGAAGGATGGTCTCTTTTGGACTCTCCTGGTAGGCTTTCTTTTATTTCTGGCGATCTTAGGTGGGTGCGTTCTTACGATCTTCAAACATCTCAATTGTTAGCCATGTCTGCTGATTGGTGCCGAAACCATAAAATGCTGCTGGAATATGATGAGCAAGAAAAAGTATCTGCGGAAGAAGTGCGGATGCCAGAAGAAGAGCAAAACAAGGTGCGACTGCTTAGTGGGTCGACACCGGAATTGGATACAGAAGAAACACGGAAAGGAGAAGGATGATGAGTGCAAAAGGTATTAAATATGGCGGAAGCGTTATTCCTGGATGCTGGTTAGCTGTGGTTCTCTCGTACGCAATAAACAAGTCGATACTGTGGTGTCTGCTTCACTTTATCATGGGGTGGCTGTACGTCGTGTATTGGCTGTTCGAATATACCCAGATAGATGTGTGGATAGGTCAGTGGATAGTTTAACAGGAGAAGGTATGAACAATGAAATTGGATACGATATTCTGCAAAAGATGGATAGCATAGAGGCTGCACTTTTACGGATGGAAGAAGTTAATGAGCGTGCCTTTAGGTATATGAAGGTGAGAGATTGCGAGAACTTAACCGCCAACATAAATGGCATGAAAAAGCAGTTGAGCGAGTATTTAGTGATAAGAGAGCAGCTAGAATTATCAGGAGACTAAAATGGAAGAAGTAGACAAGCCAGCGCACTATGTAGCCGAATCGGGCATGGAAGCTATAGAAGTTATCGAAGCGTTTGACCTGAACTTTAACCTGGGCAATGTAGTCAAGTACGTACTGCGCGCAGGTAAAAAGGGCTGCAAAACCACAGATCTGGAAAAGGCCAAATGGTACCTGGAACGTGAAATGGCTAAAGGGTGCAAAGAAAAAGTTAAAGAAGATATAGACGAGATCCTTAAACATATATTTGGGAGTAGATAAGATGGACAAGAAGATACAGAAGATCGAGAAGGACACTAAAAAGGTTGGGGCAGAGTTAAAGAGCCTGGGAACAGCCGACAAGAAGAGAGATAAGCTGGTGGATGCTGGCAAGAAGGCCATGAAGGGTAAGTGCTAACAATAACAGGTTCCTAAACATCATAAGAGGGAAAAATGAAGAAAAGCAGTGATTCTAAAAAGGTGTCTCCGAAATCAGCTCCTAAGACATCAACAGCGACAAAAACAGCAACAGCGACAAAGACCTCCACAGACGCTTATACACAAGGAAACGTCACGGTAACAGGCGGAGCAGGAAAAGGTGCCACGAATGTTAAGATAGCACTTCCCGGAGGAGCTTTAGCTGGTCAGGACAAAAAACCAAGCGGCACAGAAAAAGGCAAAAAGGCACTTAAGAAGTAGTGTCAGTAAGATTATGCAAGTAGACAAAGCGGGGAGTCTGTAAAACTCCTACCTTCGGGTTTCGTGGGTGCAAATCCTACATCTTACATTTATCAGACTATGTTTATTGTGGAAAGTTTCCAGTTTTTGTTCATAACTCGTAAATCTGGTGAGGTCAATGCACTCTGCTAGAATATGGAAATGGGTGCATATTTTTTATCAGACTAAGATAATTGTGGAAAACTTTGCAGAATTGTTCATAACTTATCGCGTAAGGGTGTGAATCCCAACCTAGGCATAGGTAAATAGAGTGCCGGAGCTCCGCGAGACTATATGGTTGGTTCGAGTCCTTCCTGAAGTTATACGGTATAGTGTAACCGTTGACCAAGCGACTTGTGTAGTTAAGCTGCCAGGTGTCGAGCATGGAACACTAAATTGTGTAGCGCGCACCGTGTATGGCCTCACGTCATCGGCCCGAGTGTTTTAGCAAATTCACGCGTCAGCTTATGCCAACTAGCCTTAAAAAAGCGAATTGGTGTCGGAGATTTGCTGGGAAGCCCATATCCCGGTCGCTCCATAGTGGGCATTTGTCTCCTTAGCTCAGTGGTAGAGCATGTAGCTGTTAACTACAGGGTCGGAGGTTCAAATCCTTCAGGAGACTTTATCAGACCAAGAAAATTGTGGAAAACTTTCGTAAATTGTTCATAACTGGAGAATATATGCGCTGGTTAGAAAAGGGCAAATTCACACCTAAAGAACACGAACCCTATTTGGCATATGGAGACGAACTTAACTCTCACATGCCTGGAATGGCTCTCGTAAAGTGGAATAAATATGGGGATGAATGGGTTTCCTATGATGACTGTGAGTACTATTACCGAGATCAAGAGATAGACTACCTGCTACCACTAAAGAGCATAGAGCCACCAACCGAACGTAAACTGGAGGTCACATGGACTTAGAAGAAGATCATTTAGAGGGGAACCAGATGAAGCAGTTTAAGGTTGTGACCCCAGAAATCATATCCAAAATCGACAAGTGCTTTGCTAGCCAACAAGAGGCTGAAGAGTTCATGTTAGATTTTCACCACTTAATATCTGAACTAGACTATATCACGCGAACTCTGCCTAAAGCTGATAAACGATGTGGAACCATGTTGATGTTTAAGCAGTTATGTCAATTTTCGCTTTTCTGTAGAGAGTATTCCGAGATCATCCAAAACTTACTAAGAACCGTGAATTATGAGCTGCTGACCGAGGAACAAATACAAGAAATGACAAAGGAATAATAATGAAGATCACATTACCTTATGGATACGAACCGCGATCCTATCAGGAAGCGGTATTGCAGGCCCTAGACGACGGAATCAGGAATGTATGCTGGGTGGTACATAGGCGAGGTGGTAAGGACACTACAATGTGGAATTATATGATTAAACGGGCGTACCTCGAACCCGGAACATATTATTACTTCCTGCCTAGTTTCGCGCAGGCAAAGCGAGTTATCTGGGACGGAATGACGAACGACGGGAAAAAGATGCTCGACTATATTCCAAAGGCAATTATAGACGGGAACCCAAATAACACAGAGATGAAGGTTTGGCTTAACGGTGCCCGTGGTCAGTCGATAATACAGCTTATAGGTGCGGACAGTTATGATGCGATTATGGGAACGAACCCGAGAGGCGTAGTATTCAGTGAATGGCCCCTTATGGATCCCATGGCCTACGAGTTTGTGAAGCCTATCCTGGCAGCGAATGGAGGCTGGGCAGCATTTATCTATACGCCACGTGGTAAGAATCATGGCTGGGAACTTGCAGAGACGGCGCGTAGGAATCCGGATGAATGGTTCTTTGAGGTACTTAGCGTAAGAGAGACTGGTGTACTTACGGAAGCGCAGATCGAGTCCGAAAGGCGCAAAGGGATGCCCGAAGATCTTATCCAGCAAGAGTTTTACTGCAACTTTAGCCGAGGACAGGAGGGAAGTTACTATGGCCGCCAAGTAGATGAGCTTCGTAAGAAAGGCCAGATCGGCAAAGTCGCGTATGATCCTGCTGTACCCGTAAGGACTTATTGGGATCTCGGCATCGGGGATAGTACGGCTATATGGTTCGCTCAGTTCGTCGGCAAAGAGGTTCATCTGATTAACTACTACGAGAATTCTGGTGAAGGACTAGCTCACTATGCGCGGATTTTGGATGAGTATCGGCGAGAAACCGGATGCGTGTATGACCTAAATGTTGCTCCACATGACATTCAAGCCCGGGAGCTGACCACAGGCAAGACAAGACTCGAAACAGCTCGTCGGTTAGGGCTGAACTTCCGTGTTGCGCCAAAGTTGAGCTTAGAATCTGGGATAGAAGCTGTGCGTATGACTCTTTCAAGATGCTGGTTTGATGAAAAGAAATGCGAGTTGGGGATAAAGTGCCTCGAGAACTATCGGAAGACTTACAATGAGAAGTTTCGGGTGTACGGGGACAAGCCTTTTCATGACTACACCTCTCACGGGGCGGATGCGTTTCGGATGTTGGCGATAACTGAGCAGGACTTTCGGGCAGATCGTGGTGTGGATGACCGTGACTATGACCGGATGAAGGGGCTGTGGGGCTGGAAAGTTTAACGAGTAGGTCAGCGATTAGAGTAAAATCGATTTGGCTCATTTTATGAAACATGTAGTCGGTAGCGGATGCCATAGTATCTAATCGGTCTTTGGTGTCTTTTGTGAATATGGCAATCTCATCTTCAATATCGTTTAGGCGCCTGTGGAAGAGAGAGAGCTGTTCGTCGATATGATCTGGTTTCATGTGTCGATCCTTTTACTTAAGTCCTAGTTTGTTAATGAGTTCCCACCATTTTTGCTTGAGGTCTTTTTCCTTCCACAGCAGCGAATACACGTGATTATGGGGAGCATCAATCAGCATAAGGCAAGTTTCATCATAGTCAAATTCGAAGCCATTATACATTTTCCCCTTTTTACACACACTGAGAATTTGCTCCCTGATAGACTTTCCTTTGCTTGGAGAGTCTAAGTCCTTGAGGGTGTCGGAGTAAGCGCTAGGGTTTTTGCAAAAGGCATGCAGCTGCTTGATACGGGCTTGTGGTCCTTCGAGCTTGACACTGGCATGGTAGCAGTACCGGACAGCATCGGCAACGACAGATTCGGGGTACTTCGAGAGTTGCCGCTTCTGCGCTTCGCTAAGATCGCTACAGGAAGCTAAGCATACGAAAGGATTATTATTGCCGCCGGCAGGCATCGACTCGGGCTTGGGTGGCACTGCGGTCTTGGCCATCGGAATCGGGTCCGCAATAATAAGATTCTTATATGGTTCTTTCTTGATTGGTTCTTTCTTGTGTGGCTCATTTCGGCACAGGGGTGTGGCTCGTTTTACCACAGGGGTGTGGCTCGTTTTACCACACGTAGGAATTTTTTTAAACCTAGTGTAGTTATCAATCCAAATGGACTCAATCACCACTGTATCCGCATGTCCCTCTTTCTTATTTCCTGGAGTAATTTCGATCAACGATTTACCTCCCAGGATATCAAATTTCTGCGCAAGTTTGTGTTTTGCTGCGGTTACGGTCTTAACGTTCATGCCGCATAATTCAGCAAGACCTCGGGTACCAATCCAACAAGACCCGTTTTCTCCAGCAACCTTACGATAAATGGTGTAAAGAGTCAGTGCGGTATGTGGGATAAGCTTAAGCCTGATCATTTCAATAACGATATTTGGAATTTCCGTTCTGAAATCTCTGGGTACATCTTTTAGGACAATGTGGGATCGTGATTCTTGGGACATGATGGTGCTCCTTGATTTTTTACATGTTCGTTCTTGCAAAAAAACAAAGAGACCTATAAGATAAGAGCTGTCAAACATCTTATCTTTTTAGTCTCTAAGTTTTTAGGTCTAAATTCTAAAGCTCACTTTCGTCAGTGGGCTTTTTTTATTTATATCTATTCTAAAACAAATTCTATTCTATTTTTCACATTCTCCGCAAATACATCCTACCGAAAAAGTCTTAGCGCGCCTGATGAATTCTTCTGAGGATATTTTTTCGGTATCAAACAATTCCCAGAGACTATCGGGTATTTCGGTGCTAAAGCAGTGCCGGTTAGCTTGTGGTTTTTCTTCGAAGATTATTTTGGTTGATTTTTCTTTATTCACAATCACGGATAAGCCCCTGTTTTTTCATTTGTCCGATTAGCTGATCAATGGTTTTTGGGGGAATGCAGGGGATATGCTTGTGTAGATCTTTAGATTCGGTGGACCCCATATGAGACAACACCGCCAGGATCAATGCTTTTTTCCAGCCATAATCCGAGATATCCTTAATTTCTATGATAACGTGTGTAGGGGGAGGACGATGTACGTGAATTGTTGCATTCTCGAATTCTTCATCAGAGATATCCATAAGTGATCCTTTTTTTTTACATGTTAGGGTTGCAAAAAAAGATCGGTATACCTAAGATGAGTTCTGTCTTGCTCATCTTAAGTTTATTGGTCTTCGAAGCCTGCCAGACTTGTAACTGGTAGGCTTTTTTTTGCTCTCTCACACTACCTCATCTTTACATTCAAGTCAAATTCATTGTTAACATAACCATTACCCTTCCAGCTGTGCGCATTTTTTCTCACCAGTCTGTCAAGTATTTCAAAATTTCTCTTTACATAATCCGGCCCGAGTGTTAAACCTTATTTTGAATACCAAAGTAAGGAAACGGATGCCGACAGATTACGACGTAGTTTCTGACTTCACTCAAGACTATAACCGCGCGTACATGCTGCTAAACACCTACTATGCAGAGGCTTACCGTGACGTTGGGTTCTATTTAGGGAATCAGTGGTCTCTCGAGCAGATGAAATACCTAAACGAAGAGCGCCGCAATTCCTTCACCTTCAATAAGTCCCGTAAAACTATCAACATGGTGTCTGGCTACTTAAGCGCTAACGAAATGCAAAGCGTAGTGATACCGAGAGAGAACAGCAACCCCGAGACAGCGGAGATGTTGACTGAGCTACTTCGGACACAGATGCAGCCTAAAGGTTACCGCGTAATGCAACAGGCCAGGCACCACAGCTTGATTTCGGGAGTGAGCTGGGTGTCCCCTTGGATCGACTACCGGAACGACTACGTAAACGGCCGTGTGGAATTTCACTTGGATCACTGGAATGACGTAATCTGGGACCCTTTTAGTTACCGGATGGACCTTGAAGACTGCTCATTTGTCGCCCGGCGCAAGTACTTATCCAAAGACGTTATCAAGAGTTTAGTGCCCGGATGCGAACGTGAAGTGGACGCTATGGGCTATGGCAACCGCGACGAAAAGTTTACGTACGAACCATACGCGAGACAGTGGGGACTTCAAGAGCTTCTAGCCTACAACGAATACTGGAAGCAGCGATACAAGAAAGGCTGGATCTTGGTGGATAAAACTACCGGGGACCAAAAGCCATGGAAGGGAGACAAGAAGCGCTTAGCCCTGATGCAGCAGTTCTTTCCTAATCTTGCAGTGATAGAGGGTTATGTCAAGACTATCGAATACAACATCATCGTGGAAAATCGGCTCCTTTACAGTGGGGAAGATCCCTGGGGCCTGGGCGAGTACCCGTTCGTGCCCTTCTACTGCGTATTTGACCCTAGCTATGACCTATTTCAGTGGAAAATACAGGGCCTCCAAAGATTGCTCAGAGATAGCCAAGAAGAATACAACATGCGCAAGTCCAAGCTGCTCGACATTGTGGACGGACAGATTGGCGTTGGCTGGAAGGCGAAGAGCGGCGCTGTTTCTAACCCTAAGAGTTTATTTCAAACAGGTCAGGGCAAAGTCATATTCTTCAACCCTGGATTCGAGGTAACTGATGCTGAAAAGATTGATCCTCCAAATATACCTGAGAGCCTATTTGCTTTACAGGAGAGTTTCGATGCAGATATCAAGGATTTTGTCGACCTGGGTGCATTAGGAAGCGATCAACCAGACCGGATGAGTGCGATGCTGTTCAAGATGAAGCAGAGCATGGCCATTACACAGTTGGGACCGATCATAGACAATTTCCGACAAGCGCAATACCTACTCAGCAAGAAAGTGCTAAAGCTTATCCAGAAGTTCACACCCGAAAAGGTTGAGCGACTTATAAAGCAGAAGCCTTCCCTCGAGTTCTATAGCGGCAGTTTCCTTGAATACGACATAGACATAATCGAAGCTGTAATGACCGACACACAGAAGCAGCAAGCCTTTATGCAGATGTGGACGATGAAACAGGGCGGTGTAGCGGTACCAGACGACATGTTGTGGGAAGCGTCGCCATATCCGGTTTCGAAGAAGTTCCAAGAGAAGATTCAGCAGCAAGCAGAGCAAGCGCAAGCAGCACAGGAAGCGGAGCAAAAGGACAAAGAGCAGATCAACGAAGTACTGCATGCGAAAGCGACACTGGACTACTCCCGGGCAGAAGAGCAGCTTAGCAAGATCAAGTACGATGCCGCTCTCTCTGAAGAAACACTGGCTCGTGCACAAGAGGAAAGGTCACGCGGTGTACTGGAAGAAATACGCGCGGCTAAAGAGTTTCAGGAAATGGACATCAACAACGCGACCAATATCCTAGAGATGATCCGAGGCGTAGAAGAAGAGCACAGACTCAGAGCAGCAGACACGATTTTACCGCAGCCTGGAGCGCAGAAATGATGCAGGTAGATGAAAATGGAACAACCTAATACTGGATACTGGATTTCGACAGAAGCAGAATTACCACCTGAAGACGGCGTTTATCTGTGCACAAATCATTTAGAATCGTTTTATGATAGAGGATTCTGTTTTTACGATGGATATGGATTTAGTGTGCAAGGAATATATCGAAATGTTAAGTACTGGGGATTTCAGGATAAACGAGAAAAACGATATGGGATTATAGAGGAATAGCATGTTCGATTGGTTCAAGCCCTTTAGAGGAATAGACGCGCGCAAGATACACGGGCACCTTGCTGATTACACAGACGAAGAGCTTGCCGAAGTGCTACAGGATATCGAAAAGCAAGACATAAAGTATCTAGCGACAATATGCGCTGAAATATTACGGAGAAAACTGTGCCAAAAGTAGACTACGACCAGATCTATAAACTGATCGCCTTAGACCTTAGAGTTGCCGGCATAGTACATGAATTCATAAGTGACAAGCTAATCATGGAAACTGATGGGGCATTCGAAATGGGTCTCGGAATACTTGAATCTCTAAGACCTGTTAAAGAGAAAATCGCAAAACTATTCGAGGAAGCATGCAATACGAAGACGGAATAAAACTAATGGATCACCTTAATAATATTGGATACCGCCAGGATTATATTGTCAGGGTTCTTATGAATTGCGAAGAAGGTCGTGGTATAGGTCATTCAATGCATTTAGCTGAAACACAATTAAGGAAAGAACTATGCAAGACGGATACACTCAAGTAGGCGCGGGACCAAGCGATAACAGAATGGCCGGAGAAGACTTACAACACAACAGACAGACCCGCACCGCAGACGAGGCACCCAGCCCGCATAGAGTTAAAACGCACAGCGCAGGCTCAGGAGGCCCAATGAAGACTGCCCTTGACCAGGAGAAGGCTAGGCACGAAAACAGCAAGGGTGAGCGTTTAAAGCACTTAGAAGACCACTATAGGAGATAAGATGAAAAACCAAAAATGGCCGGGCGATTACCAAACAGTTCCGCAAGAGTTTAGATCAGCTCGCCGCGAAGAACAAGAGGGTATGAAAGATGGAAACGCTAGTCACGATAACGACTTTATTTCTGCTGGTTCTGTTCAACGTCTGGATGCTTACGAAACGTATGGGCTGACCCCCTCATGGAGCAATCAACTTGACACTATCGGCAGGCAACCACACTCCCGCGAGTACTTAGAGCAGCAAGACAACTTTTTCCGTGGACGTAAAGGACTGTGCACTATCGACGGGCAAGAAATCGACTACTGCGAAGGAATACAGTTTTCGGGGACACCATAATGAATTACGAATCATTTAGGGTCTATGTGGAACGTGCGGCAAGTGCATGTGATCCAGTTACATTTGCATATCGCCAGAACAGCTTATTGAATGCGATGGCTGCGTACCTTTTAGAACGAGACAACCCAGAGAATAAGAATGACGGCTAGTATGTTTCAAGGCGAAGGAGGTTACATGTCCACTGTAGGCGAAGAGATGAAAACACACTTGCCCGGTATGACTCCAGCGATGAAGCAAGGATCCGAAGGCCCGGTAATGAGTGACCTCCAGGTTATGCAGAACAACGAACGAAAGCAGCACGAGGACACATACCGATACGAGCACGGGCACAATGACGGCAGCGCACCTTTAGGAACACCAAGTTTTTAGTATGGAGAAATATGAAAGGAAACGCACCGCTAAACACCTTAAAGCCGCAGCCAGGCCAGTCGAACAGTTACAACCCGAAGTTCCATCCATTAGCAGGAGTATGGGCACAAGAGCAATTGAACGTAGATGGTGCGCAATCCCACTCTGTCTCGAAGAAGCGCGGGCACACATCGACCGAAATAGACAAAGCACGAGCAGCTGAGGCAAGTGTGCACGAATACTGGGAAGAATGGCAAGGCGTGCGACCCGGGAAGGCAGTGTACGAAAACCCAAGAGAGCTACAAAACACATTATTGCCCAGTGCTAAATATGGGACAGAAGGAAGCGGGTACGGATCATGAAGTTTGAGTTTTACGAGAGCGGCACATTAGAAAATGAAGTGATCGAATCGCTATGGAAACAGGATGTGTGCATGGACGATTGGGACTACATGCTGTTCTTTCCTGCGAAGTACAAGGCCGAGTTTCCTGTGGGGTTCGATAGCATATGCCTGGAACCGAGAAGCTATAACTTGAGCCGACTACTGAATGGCTGCTGCTCTAACAAGTGGTATCCAGTTAAAGACTTTATGGGCAAGCAAGGCATTATAGGTGTCGCTTACCATGCATAGAAAACGACAACCTACCAATCTTTAGCTAGCAAGTAGAAGTGGCTAAGTGCAGCAGATAGATTGTCGGAATGAAGTTAACAAAAAGGAGAATAACATGAAAGAGAATCCATCAGGGCACCAAGCTGGTTTCGAGAGCATGGAGCACTACAATACACGTGAGCCCATGGTGAGCCATCAGTCCGAAACCACACCCAAGTCTGTAGCAATGGACTGGCAAGCGTGCGTTTATGATATGAAGGTAGAGGCAATGGACGAGGCTTATGGTCTAGCAGGGAAGCGCGGCAACGCAAGCGACTTCGGTATGGCCCACTCTCAATTCCGTGAATACCAATGGGCTTAGGCATGCAAACTACCCTTATAGGACAAGAGCGCAACTCCAACATGCAACTAATGGGCGAGACGAGAGAACCGATGGCGAGTGATTGCTGGTCGGACGCAAATCGTTTAGCTCTAATGTATTCAGATAAGCTAAGACGCGACTTCTGGATACTGTACGCTGCTAAGCCCCACGCGACGATTCCGAATGCGATGGTGGCAGGCTGGGAGGTTATAGCAAAACGGCCCCCACGCGGCATGGTTGGAGTTCTAGTCTTTAAGTGGAACAATAATGAACGCCGATTGGTTATAGATACACAGTTAAGTTTGCCATATGACGTGCCTATCAGTGAGCTGGAGATGTCAGAAAGCAAGCAAGACTTTGTACCCACTTTAGCTGATGCGGCCAAGGAATCAGGTTCAATTTTGCTAGCATGAAGCGTAACGGAAAGCACAGTGAGCGTTGTGTATACATGGGAGAGGTTATTGTCTGTAGGGATAGTAATCGGCCCAGTAAGACAAGCAAGCGAACTAAGCCTAAAGGAAAGAGGCCTAATAGAAATAGCTCATCTGCCAAGTGTAGAAGGAGTACTGGGTGCGTTTAAACTGCGTAACCCTTTTTTTGTCTAGTGTGTCAAGTTAATTTTTTAAAACGGGCGTGAACGATCTGTCGCCGAGATCACAAGGAAACATGAACGAATTAGATATGTCAGCCCCTGGGAGTGAGTTGTTCCCGGACGCTGCTCAAGCACAATACAACTCATATTTAGACGTAAACCAGGATCAAGTCGTCGCGGATCCAATGGGCGTTACACCTGAAGTCGCCAAACAGGAGCAATTGTCCGACAAGGAATTCAACTTTAGGGCATTGCGAGAAGAGACAGCCAAACTGCAACAAGAGGCGAGCTACTGGAAAGGGCAGGCGGAAGCTTACTCCAAGTCTCGTCAGCCAGAATCAGCTCAGTCTAGCCCCCAGGATGCATACTCGGCACTGGACATGCAAGACTCGAGCGATGTGAGAAAGGCCTTTGACGCGATCAGGCAGGATAACGTTCGACTCCGGGAAGAGGTTAAGGACGCACTCACTGCCATCGAGACAAAGTCATCACGTCAGGACTGGAACAGCATGGTAACTCAACACGTACCGCAATTAACAAGTAAGAATCCGATATTTGCTGAGATGATCAAGAACG